CACAACACAAAGGGAAAATGGTATTCAATTATAGGAGATGGGTGGGAGACTGGCATGGATTTTCCGAGTTCCAATAAGGGGGACATACTCGCATGGATGCCGTTGCCAGAGCCGTATTCTATCGAATACGATGGAATTAAGGAGGAGAACAATGAATAAATGCACAAGAAGACAGTGCCAATTTGTTGGCGTAAAGAGTTGCGAGATGGAAGACTGCCCATATAGAACTGAATATGATTGGATACCATGTGACATTAAAATGCCAAATGAAAATGGGTACTATCTTGTAACAGTAGAGTTTGATTATGGCAAGGAAGTTGAGATAGGCTGGCTATTAGACGGTGAATGGGTGAATGAAAATAGTCATGTGACTGTAGCATGGCAACCGTTACCAGAGCCATTCGAGATAAGGAGGAAGATAGATGATACAAATGAATAACAAGAACTTTGGGACATTGTGTATCTGTGCTTTGCGCTACTGTGATGGACGACAGACTTATATGCCAGATACAGTAAGACGGATTGTACAAGAGCACTTTGAATATCTAGATGACAGAGATTTGAGAATCATGGCACTAGACGCAAAGGAATCAAATGATCCAGATACAAAAGCGTGGGGAGAAACAGTTACGGCAGAGTTGAAAAGGAGAGCAAAAAATGATTAATGTAAAAGAGAATCTGAATATTGAAGCAAGAGATTATGACACTATTATCAAGGAACGTGATGAGGATATACGGTCTGCTTTTGAGAGGCTTGACAGATTGAAGTTAAGCCTTGAGACGTTAAAGGTCGCAATCAATGAGACTGATGTCGCCAACACATCTGATGCGTGGCATAAGGCATATGAAACTTTGACCAAGGCATTCAAAGACTGCATGAAAGAAGAGAAGAAGATAATCATGAAATGGTAGGCGCTAGAAGGAGTTCCGCAGTGAAACGAGCAAAGAAACAAAAGCCAGACATACGAAAGAAGTATGTGCTGAGCGAAAAGCAACTGACCAAAGTCAAAAATGAGGTTACGGAAGATGCTGTAAATATGACAGGTATGTTATACCTCGCTGCCCTAGCAGAAAGAGGTTGGGGTGAGGACGAGATTTGCGATATCTTTGACACCATAAGCAGATATGTCAATTATATTGACGATCATGTGGTGAAATTGAAAGAGGTACAGGAAATCATCGAAAAGCATACCGGAATAAAGATAAAGGTTGGGTGGTAAATATGTCTGTGAATTCACGAGAGAAAGGCAAGCGTGGTGAGAGGGAGTTATCCCACTTACTAAACCAGTATGGGTACGCTACAAGGCGTGGGCAACAGTATTCGGGTGCTAATGGTGACGCTGATGTTGTTGGTCTTGACAGAATACATATAGAGTGCAAAAATGTGGAAAAATTAAACCTTCGAGATGCTATGCTCCAGTCGGAGCACGATGCTCTCGTCGGTGAAATCCCAGTTGTAATGCATAAGAAGAACCGCAAGCCTTGGCTTGTAACGCTAAATCTTAACGACTTTATGAATATGTATAATTCTTGGATAAAGGAGAACGACTGTGAAGTGGATACGCTTTGATATCGTAGCGTTTCTAAAAGACTCGCCAAATTGGGATGACGAAATCGCAAAACGCCAAGCCAAACTCGATTCGATGCCAGAGTTGCCAGCCATAAATAACCCTTCTGGTATTAGGTCTGGCAACACATCTAACCCTGCCATGCGAATGGCGCTCAAAAGGCTCGAAATCGAGGCAGAGATTGACGAATTACGCTTGAACAAGGAAATGCTTAACTACGCATTTAAGTCGCTCACAGAGGACGAGAAAGCCCTAATACATGGGTTCTTCTTCTCTCGCAAACGCAAGAGTACTTTCGTGTATTCATATGGTCGTCAGCATGGGCTATGTCGAGATTATGTTTACAATGAACGGGACAGAGTCCTTCGAAAAATGCAAGCAACATTAGAAAGAGAATATTATGGGGAGGCATAGCGCCTCCCCATTTTTTTATTTCTTCCGAGCCTCTCTCATAAGTTTTCTAGCCTTCTTACGATATGCGTCATTCAGATTTGATGCTGAAGAACCATTCGATGTTGAAAATGGATTTGATACAGACCCCTTAAAAGCACCAGTGTCAGTTGATGGCATTTTGCCTTTGGAGCCTCCGCCACCACCATGACCACCATGGCCTCGTCTTCCGTGTCTTCTGTAGCCACGTCTATGTCCATATCCATATCCGCCACCGCCTTCATTGTCTGGTTCTGTTCCCCATTCAAGATGATCGTATATAGTGCCGTAAGGGTTTTTCGAACCGCCACTGCCAAGATATTCAAATATGCACGCCTTTTCATCGTCATTGTCAAGACCAAGGCTATCAACATATGCCTTGAGTTCAGCCTTTTTCAATGAGTTGTTATGGTCAGCATCATACTTAAGCATGGCGTCGGCTTCCATCTTATCAAGGGCTTTGTATGAGTAGCCATACTTTTTAAGCCCTGCTCCCGACTGGGCTGACTGCCAATCGTGACCCATAGCCCTGTATGTCCGTTCCTTGACATCATAATTTGCAAGACCTACAGACATATTCCTTTTGGACGTGCTCGCTTCATGTTTGTCACAATAGCCGGCACCACTACAGAATGCATCAGAGTATTCTTTGAGTGCTTTACTTGCACTACCAACCTGTTTGACAAACTTCTTGGCAGGGGTTATCTTATCTCCCCAAACTCCATACGCCTTTGAAAGAAGGTCTTTCTTTTGAGCGTTTTTAGGCATTGCTTCTATGGCTAATGCTTTCATGTGATAGTCGTTTATCGAGGCGTGTGACCTTGCCTGTAATGACTCGATTGCAATATATGAGTCTACATAATCCTTGGCACTTCCGCCATACGTTTTGACCTTATTATAGAGTTCTCTTTGGTCTTCGTTATTATCAGCAAGTTTTCTGGCTGTGTATGCGTCTTTATAGACTTTTTTATCGGCTTTGACTGTACTGATATAGTGATAATCCTTGACCTCATCAGCCCTCATTTTCCAAGTCATGTCGCCATATGACTTGGCATCTACCATTTTTTTGATGTCATCCCATTGTGTCTTCCGCTTTTCACGCATGTAGTCATATTTTTCGTTGTATGACATTCTGCGGTCTTTTTCGCCTTTGCCGAGGTGTTCCCCTTTGATATCATATGATGGGTTCCCAGTAAAATTCATAAAGAAAGTATTCTTATCTTTCCCGTCTTCCATCTTATTATGAATCTTAATGAGTTCGTTATCATATTTATCAAAAGTAATTTTCTTGACATTTGAAGGATTCGCAAATGAGTTGAAGAGTTTTGTGAGGGTGTTATCACCAACGCTTGTTACCTTCTCGCCTTTTCTGTTGAGTTTAGGATTCAGCGACTGCCTAAAGCCAGGAATCCTATTCTGCATCTGCTTGAACCATGAATCCCAAGACTTTACGATTTCATTCTTCTTCGTGGACGATGTATCTCTCATATATTTATCCGAGAAACCAGCAGATTGGTTCATGAGTTGTGGCATGAAACTTCCAATCCATCCTTGTGGCATAGTACCAAATAAGGTTCTGCCTGCTGCTTCGGCGAATGATGCTTCACCACCTGCGCCATCTCTGTAAGCCCTCTCGAAGAACGATTCCGCAGTGTCTTTTGCAGTTGACATGAATGACATCTCCATCATTGGGCTGACAGACGCTTCAAGTACGGAGAGCATCTTCTCGGTGCTCCATCCTTCGTTAACTGCCTTGTCTGAATATACAGCCGCACCTTGGAAGAATGCAAACTGCATTGGTGCAAGCCAGTCCATTGATGCCGAATAGTCATTACCAACCACATCAACATGGAACTTGTCTCTGATAATTCTAGTTGGGATGACCGAATAATCTTGGTATCCCATATCCCTATCGTAGTATGCATCTCCAGAGATATCGCCAGCATTAACAGTTACCCAATCATGGGAAGCCGCCCACCAACCAAGTACGAAGACACCAGTACCAGTAAGGCCTGTTGAAAGGTCGTGTATGCTCTGCATAAATACATCGGCATCTTTTGTAGTAACGCCATTGATCACGCCTCTAAATAATCCAACTGGGGAGTAGTCCATTCCTCGTCTAAGGATATTGACAGGTGTCTTAACGAATGGGAGCACGGCTTCCATGCCTACGTTCAGAGTTCTGAATCCTGCCTTGCCAAGCGGAGTCTTGCCGGCACTCTCTGTTGCCTGTTTCCACTGGATAAGTCTCTTTGAAATCGCAGAGTCGTCTCTGAATGTTGCTACTTTAGCCTTCTGCATCGCCCAAGCCGTAGCCTCTTTCATTTGGGCATCGGTCATATTCTCTAAGGACTTTGCAGTAACTACGTTCTTGCCATTGATTTTTTCTGTATAGCCTTTTGCCTTACAGTATCTGATGTACTCCTTTCTGTATGCAGGTCTGAAGAACAGTTTATCTTCTCTATCAAGGAGTTCGTAGTTGACATCGATGAGTTTGTTCATCGTCTTGGCTACGGCGTTCTTCACTTTGGAGTCTGTTCTCTCGTTGAGATAGCCTGCCGTTCTGTTGCCCTCTGCAAATCTATCTGCTCTCTGTTCGCCTACAGTATAGTCGAGTTCAAAGCGTTTATTAAGGATGTCCTTACATTGCTTCTTCTCTTTCTCAGATACTCTAGCACCCATTATAGGTTCATTTTCGGCAAACAGTTTCTTGCCCTTGCCAGTCTTCTTGGCAAGTTTGGTCATAGCGATTTCAAGTTCATCAGATATCTCTCTTGCGCCCTTGAATACTGCGTTACCGCCAAGGTTTCTAGCGTGGGTCTTCGGGTTGAAAAGCATTGACCAGTGACGGATTTGGTTCATGGCTTCGATTCTGCCAGACGGTATATCCTTCCACAGTTCTTTGCCGATTTCTTCCATCAATTTCGCTGATTCCAATTCGTCTTTTGTATTGAGGATTTTTTCCGCTTGATCTTCTGTGAGCGCAAGTTTCTTGCCTTTTAATTGGGCTTCATATTCCTTGTTGAGACGTCTGATTTGTCTCATCATGAATCTCAATCTGCCATGTGGAGAATCCTTAAGGATATAGGACTGTAACTGGAGCATATTTCCTCCAAGAGAAGCACCTGCGTCAAATTTGTCGATGGCTTTCATTTGCATGAGCACTGCGTTCTTGTCACCAGTGCCAGCACGTATTGTAAGTTCTCTGAGCAGAGCATGTTTTTCAGCCGCAGAAGTCACAGTTTCAACTATATAGTCATCTCTGTTCATTACCTTGTCGTAAACTTTGCCAAGGTTCTTTTTAACATTAGCCTGCGCCTTGCTAAGGGCTTCGTTGTATTCTTCTGCTCGAATCCTCTTACCGCCAAATTCACCTGCTTTCGCTGCCTCTGGGAATGCGCTGTCAATATAGGTCACTTCAGAACGCCAATCCTTTCTGAGGCGTTTGCCATGCTCGCCAAGTTCCTTGTCGGTTATGTAACCCTTCTTTGCATTCTCAAGAGTTTCCTCTATGGTAGGTGCTTCTGCCTTGTGTTCTTCAGCCTTGTTTTTAGGCTTCTTTGGTGGCTTTTCGCTCTTCGGCAGAGGTGTCTCTTTTGGCTCTTCCTTTGCTGGCTTTTTAGCCTTTTCCTTCTTAGGTTTAGGAGTCTCCTCTTTTTTAGGCTTAGGTGCTTCAGCCTTTGGAATCTCCTTTGACTTCGGGGCTTCTGCTTTCTGTGGCTTCTCAGTCTTCGGTGCTTCAGCCTTTTTCGGTTCAGCCGTCTTCTTGGCATAATCATTCTGATTAAATTTGCGGTTCTTAGGCACAACATATTTGTATTTGTACCTCTTTGCACCGCCCTTTAATGTGGAGACTTCCATCATCCTTGCGAACTGGTCATCCACATTTGTGATGTCCTTCGGGAACAGGTCTGGGTAATCATCTGACAGTGATTTATAAGCGTCCTCAACTGTAGTGAATGTCTCGCCTTTCCCCGACTTTTCGGATTTCCTCAGTTTGAGCATACTGGCCTGTACTCCATAGCCTTCTTCTATAGACTTGATCGTTGATTTTCTCAAACTTTCCGGTACTCGCACTCCGTTTATTTTGGATAATGCTACTTGAGCATCTGCAAGTGTGTCTACCTGTGCATCTGTGAGTTCTGTATCGCCAAGTTTCTGGGCTTTGATTTGGGCTCTCTCGGTGTCAGACATCGCTCCTTTAACAGGGGCTTCTTGCTCAAGGTTATCTGATGCTCTTGCGATACCGTTTAATTCGGCTTCGTCTGCATTTGCATCTCTTGCAAGACTGTTGAGGTAATCGTCTTCGCTCGTAGCAGTCCTAGTTCTGCCGTCCTTATTCTGCCCTGTTGATAATCTGATATCTGGTTCTGCTTCTGTACCACGTTCGTTAAGTGGGATGAGTGAACCGTCGTCCCGATAGGTGAATGGGTCGGCGGATTTAAATTGGTTGGAGTTAAATACGATGTAGATGTTCTCTGGGCGTGGGTCATCAACCCAACCGCCGTAGTCTACCAAGTTCTTGAATATAACGCCATCGTGTCCTTGTTCCCTTGCCATCTTTGATACTTGTCTGGTGTTTGCAGTGAACTCTTTGCCTTTTTTATCACCAAGTTCGCAATATCTAAAGAGATCATTGCATACTTTCAGCAGGCTACCGCCGTCTCCATTTTTGATGTTGCGTAAATTAACATCATCAATATCAAACAAATTCGCATTATACGCCAAATCATTAATCGTGTAATCTAGTTTTTCTGTCGCATATGTTATTTCCCATTCCGAATAATCTTCAAGTGAGTATTCACGCTGTATATCATTCTTTATTTTACGTATGATAGGGTTGTTTTGAGTTTCAAGTTCTCCATTGGCAATCTGTTCATAGTCCCAATCAAACGCCTTCTGCAATTCGTCTTCGGGCAAGTCAAATTTGTTCATCAAATCCGTTATATCAGCAACGTCATCATTAATCTGCATTAACTGATTTCTTGCATCGTCTGGATAAAGCCATCCATAAGTTCCTTCCAGTTCCTCGAATTCTTTTCTTTCGGCTTCTGAGAATTTATCCTTCTCCTTTACACGGATACGATACCAATCCGCCCCATTTGCATCAACGACAAATGGGTTCTCCATCTTTAATTTGCCGTGGTAGATGCCACCGCCCGCTTGTCCGAAATAATAGTCTATCGCCTCATGCATATCGTCATTTAAGCCAATAAGATAATCATCAAACTTTTCTGCAGCATCTCGAGGCGAGCCACCAGATGTCAAGAAACTATCATAGTCACGTCTGATGTTCCTTCTTACAACAGATGCAATATCACCGGCTTCATAATCTGGCATCCCTGCCAATTTGCAAGAATACTCAATGCAATTATAGAGGTCGATAAGTACCTGTTTCACTTCCCTGTTATCAGATGGCACACCTTTTCTTAACCATTGAGCAAGCACTTGGCAAGTTTTACGCCCACCTGTTATGATTTCGCCAGTATTGTCATCAGTATACTCATCAAACCCGTATATCAAATCATCTACTTTCTCATGAATACCCTTTGCTTTATCATTGCTTTCGCCCTGCGCAGATGAAATCGGTTTAACTGATGCGTCGCCTTCCCTAATATACGACCCTGCTACATCGGGACTGTTAGATGAAAAGATTGATGCACCATCATCCATCATACCAAGATCAAACTCAGTAAATCCGAATGCCTCTGAGCCGTGGTAAGCATCTATTGTGTATCCACGTTCTGCGAGAACCGCATCAACCATCTGTTGTGCCATCTGAGTATCGCCATCTTCATGTGCTTGCTCATATGCCTTGCTTGCATCTGGTCTTACGTTGCCCTCTTTATCCATCAGTATTCTGCCATCATTGTTTGTGCCAGTGGACAGTCTGATATCTGGTTCTTCGGCATTGCCTCTTTCGTTAAGAGGTATAAGGCTACCATCGTCTCTATAAGTAAATGGGTCGGCAGATTTGAATTGGCTAGGGTTAAACATGATGTAAACATCACCATATGCATCCATATAATCAGTCATCTGTCGCTTTCCACCGTAGTCGAATACGCGATGTATTACAACGCTGTCGTAACCATTTTCCTTTGCATATTGGGCAATCTCTCGTGTACTGGATGTTCCTTGCGCCTTGCTCAACTCCTCGAGGCGTTTAGAATCTCGCTCAAATTCGTCAACGCTTTTATACACCTTTGAATGCCCTTCTTCTATGAATTGTTTATATGGCATCCTTAATTCTGGATGGTTCAAAGACTCTTTAATTTCTGCTCGGTATGCATTCATTTTGCTTTGTAAAGCATCATGTGCTTCTTTTTCTGCGCCAGTAAGCAAGTGCGCACTAGGAATGTCCGACCAGTTATTAGCATACGCATCCATTTCCAGCGGATTCTCCATCTTCGCTTTGCCATGGTACACGCCTACATTGCGATAAAAATCTTCCGATATAGCATCGCCCAAGCCATTGCTAATCATGTAGTCGTAAAGTTCGCCCTTCTTTGCCGAGTTGAGAGCCTTTGCCACAGAAATATTATTGCCGTGTTTGCCGAGCCGTTTCTTTATATATCTTAGATCACTTGCAACGGCATCATATGTCACGTCGCCCTTTTTACCGATGCCACCACTTTCTTTGATTCTGTCAAGGATGTCATCAAGTATATTTTCACATGCGTTGACATCTTCTCGTGAAAGGCGTTCGCTTACTTTCCCTATCTCCTTTACTCCGCCAGCAGACGTGTATGTCTGTGCCAATGGCAGACTGTTAGAGGCGAAGATGGACATCTTGTCGTCCATCTTATTAAGGTCAAATTCAGTAAAACCAAATGATTCGCTTCCGTGATAAACATCGACAGTATAGCCTCGTTCGGCAAGCACTCCGTCAACATACTTCTGCGCTCTTGACAGTCTGGCAGGTGAAATGAAATCATCATGCTCCATTTCATCAAATATCTGCTTATAAGCGCTTTCTGCTTCTGGATATACTTTGCCATTGCTATCAAGGAGTTTGCCATCTTTAGCGCCCTTAAGATTTGCAGTACCGTAAGATGCTTCTACCTTGCCAGTAGGTGGTTTGCCAAATGGTTCTGACAAACCACTTTCATTTAGTGTCGTTCTGTTTGGGAATTTAGCAGTCTCTGTATTTACTGCCTCTGAATATCTGATGTTTTGGCCTTCCTTTATCGGGTATTCGTGTTTTCGGTTTTGTGAGTTAAACCGTTCCTCGACAAGTCGTGATTCAACTTCTCCTGCAGTCTGGTTGTATGCTTTGTACGGGTTTGATTCAGCCAGTTTATACGTCTCATACTCTGCACCTATCGCATCCCTCATGCGTGCCTCAAAATCTGCATTCACAGGTTTTACAGGGTCTTCCGCCTGTTTTGTTATGAAGTTCATTGCATTGTCAATGTTCTCCGCTTTTGAAAGGTCGTCTGAGAAGTCATACAAATCAATAAACTCTGCAAAGGTGCTCTCAAAATGGTCTGCTTCTGCACCATCGATGTCCCAAAGTCTATCTATTGCTTCTGTCTTTTCATCGATGCGGTCAACCATATCTGCAATATCTCTGTCGTAAACTTTTGGAGTTCTGTCGGTTAATTCAGCCCTAAAATTTCCGGCGGCGTCCTCATATGTGCTGACTCCTGTCGGGAACATATCTGGTGAAGAACCTTTAGCAAAGTCTTCACGCAATTGGATTGCGTGCTGTATCTCATGCAGAATCGTAGAGCGAACATCCATAGAACGCTCTCCCTTGCCAAGTGATTTTGCGTAATTTGAATCTTTAGCAAAGAGATATGGATTCAATACAAGTGTATCGTTTGCATATTCTCCGCTATTAAATACTTCGCCTGGTTCTAAATCTCTATACTCTCGTGGTGAGCCAATCTCTACTTTTAATTCTGCTAATTCTGGATACCACTTAAACAGTTCTTTATGCTCAATGAATTGCGCCAGTTTGTCGTCTCCGTCAACCATTTTTGATAGTTCATCCATGGCAACGGCTTTAGGTTCTTTTGCAAGTTTATCAAGTTTGCTTTTTTTGGTGAATGTAAGCCGACCTGTGACAAAACTCATATCCTTATCATCGATTTCAAATCGCCACTCACCATCATAGCCTTGGAACCATCCATACTTCTCATATGCATCGATACGTGCCTTCTTGATTTTTTCGTAGTCGCCAGACTTAACTGCGGTTTTGACCTTTCGCATCGCCATGTCTCTTTGACGTATTAATTGGTTTGCCTGCTCTGCATTCGGATGCCAACTGTCAATCAAATCCCGAAGCGTTTTGCCACCGCCAAAGAGCATTTCGGTAGTATCTGGAGCACCTGTAATTCTGCTCTTGGTTTCTGCAGATAATGAATCGAGCATGTCATCCAGTTGCTTTGAAAGGGCATCTAACTGCCTATCTTTCTCAGATGTACCACGAAGCAATTTCTTGATCATGTTATAGATTTTTTCGAACAGAGTAGGTTCTTCCTTGAGAAGGTGCTTGAGGTATCTGCCATCTTCCGCAAACAGGTGTCTGCCTACAAGGTTTGCTACCGCTTCCTTCTCAAAGTCTGCGTTCTTGACGTTCTGGTACTGTCTCTTTACAGATTCCAGTTCCTCATCCCATTCATCTCCAACGAATTTAATTAACGATTCTTTGAAATCATCGTACTGCTTGCCAAGTGATTCAAAGCCATGGGTAAATTCATGTCCAAATGTGAATTCCATAGCCTGTTCTGAATCTTTATTGACGTGGTATTCAATGATGTTGCCGTCTTTGTCAAACTGTGCATATCCGTGGATTTGGCTTACATCATCGACCTGTCCACCAGCCTTGGTAAATGCTTCTGCGATTTCATCTGCAGAATCAATCTTAAATTCTCTGCCAAGTTTACCAGAAACTTCTGAAGCCGCCCTAGTTACTCTATCTACGTTATCTGCGAAGTTCTTCTCTGCCTTTTCTGTAAGGAGACGGGCTTCTCTCGCATCTTGTGTCGCACCGATTGACTTATAATAGTTCTCGGCACGTCTCAGTCTTGATACATCAGATGCAGATGCCTTGCCGATATTGACTCGTGAATCTTCCACAACCGCCTTGAGGTTATTTTCGTACTGAACTCTCTGGACGTTATACTTTGTAGTGAGTTCTCCAAGATGCTTGGATTCGTCTGGTGTAAGCCCACGTTGCACTGCCTTGAGCCTTAAATCTGCCATATCAGCAACGTCCTTGCCTGTCATAAGTTTTGGCACATCATCTGGCGAAACGCCATCTACCCCAAGCCTTTTATCAGCCGCTTTTGTAAGAGACTGGTCTGCAATAGCAGAGCCAGAACTATACTTATCCGCCTTAGTGGTGAACATATTTCTGTACAGCCTGTTCAACGCATCTGTTTCTTTTGCAGTTATAGTTCCTGCATTGGCTTTGGCTTGTAAGTTAATGAGTTTTTTACCGGCAAGTTTTGTAAGCCCTGCCGATGCTCCTTCAAGCAGAGCACCACCGCCACCACCAAAGAGGATGGCGTTTTCGCCCATATATTTTGCGAATTCCTTAGCGTTGATATTGCCGTCCTTGTCAGTTGCTTGTTTAGCCGCATCTATTGCGTCAAGAGGGGCTGATACCGCCGTATCGCCAGCAACATTCGCAAGTATCTTTTTGCCTGTAGTTTTTGGTGCGTTTTTAAGTGCAGACGATGTTAAGGATCGGCCAAGTGAACCAACACCGCCCATACCGTATTGAGCAAACTGACCACCCATGTATCCTGCCATGTATGCTCCGGATTTCTTGCCTTCTTCTATGGCGTTCTTCTCCTGCTCCGTATATACGGAATTGAACTGGTTAGTTGTAGGCGCATAACTCAATCCTTCAATAGCACCCATAGCCGCTTTAGACGCTTTGTTTTTTTGGAAGTCTTGTGCGGTCAACGCTGCAAAATTCTTTGCTCTGTCCTTGCCAAGCGCCGCAACAGTTGTTTCACCTTTGCCACCACCAGTTCTGAGTGCATTTTGAAGTCTGAGATAATCTTCAGATGTCGCATCTCGGGCGACAACTCTAGTGTCGTTTCTCTCATCAATCTTCTTGTCGGCTTCTTTGAGCGATTTGCCATACATATCTTTGAAGAACTGTTTTCTTTCTTTGGCACTCATCGCCTTGAATGACTTAGAGATGGCATCTGCCTGCTCTTTGGTTACACCTTCTTTACCTCTTCTGGAATCATATGCGGCTTCATAAAGAGACTTACCACTAGAATAAGTCTTCTTCATTTCACCATAAGCACCAGCCCTATTTGCAACCTTCTCTAATTGACCACTGGCGGTGTACTTTTGGCTACCAGTTTTATGTGTTTTGACCTTTGTGCCAAGAGCATTAGTGTTCTTCGCTATTTTCGCCGCCTCTGATGCGTTGCCGTGGTTTCTGTCCCAAACCTTCTGGTTCTTTTCTTTGTCCTTCTTCGCAAGGTCGTTATAATACTGCTTTGCCTTGGTCTGATTATTTGGCTTGATAGCAGACGTTATCGCACCAGATTTTGTCTTTTGAGCAGTTCTTTGAGCAGATTTTGCCATTGCAGATGCGGATTCATTCCTTATATTCATCGCTCTCTGGCGTAACTGCTTCTGGCGCTCTTTATTCTTGTCTGATTTGGTAGCAATACTTCCACTGCTTCTTGGCTTGGAAATGCTCTCACGCTTCTCTTCTTCTTTTTTCTTTTCCTTCTTCTGGACGGCTTTATTCTTGGCAATTTTTTTAGAAGTATTCTTCTTATTTGCAGAGCCCCATGTACCTTGCTGGGTACCGCTTGCTTTTGCCCTATAATAAGCCTGTAATGCTGATTTGTTACTCATTTATTTACTCCTGTGGCAAATCCCTGCATTGTTCAAATCTAAGTGCTACTTCTGAGTTGTGATGTTTTACATATGATTCTCCAAGCATTATGAACGCAACATAATCTTGTTTGGGGATATATCCATCTTGTAAGTATTTATTGCACAGATGATTGAGTCTGGCTCTTGTAAAAGCCACTGTTAACTCTTCATTGATATCCAGTTTTCCCTCAATATTCTGGATCATATCTTTTAATTCTTCTATTTGTGTTTGCCTTTGCTTGGCTCTTTGTTCAAAGGCGTATTGTAGCAACCCCCAAAATCCTGCTGATGATGCGAGCGCAACAATTATTGTTATGATATTTGATATCACTTTATGTATACCTTGCCTTTCGAATTGACTGCACAAATATACCCAGATGGTGTCTTTAACCATGTTTCGCCATTGTTTCTTACAACTGCAACTGCAGTAACCTTGGTTCCTTTCTTGAGGAGCCCATCTTTTGTGGCGTGCTTCTGTGCATCTTTGCTCCAGTGGCGCACACCAATTTTCGGGGAATGGGATGATGATGTCATCCTAATGTTCATATCTTCCTTCAGCGTATATGTTTTGCCTTTTTTATATTCTGGTGGCTTTGTGATTTTGCCAGCCTTATCAAGATATGGCTTTGGATTTACTCGATTCCACTTCCGCCCAAGATGGATTTCGAAATGGAGATGCGGGCCTGTCGAACGTCCTGTACTGCCACACAGCCCAATCAATTGCCCTGCTTTGACCTTCTGCCCGACACGGACTTTAATCTTTGAAAGGTGTGCATGATTCGTATAAGTACCATGCCCATGGTAAATAGCGACCATATTGCCGTATGACCAGTCCCATGCTCCTTTTGAGGCGGCAACGACAGTTCCGTCCTGTGTAGCATAAACCGGAGTGCCTGTGGGCGCAGCGAGGTCTATGCCTCTATGTCTTTTTGCTTTGTATGGCTGTGAAATACGTTTCCACGCAATTGGTTTATTCTTCAGACTGAATGTCATCTTCTTCATCTCCCCAATCTTCGTTCATTAACTCTTCCTCTAATGCTTTGTTGTCGCGCCTTGCTTTTTTCTCTTCCTCAAGATGCGCCTGCGCTTCGTTTGCGGCTTCCGTAAAATTATGGTTCTTCCAAACCGCCCAACCAAATGCGATTGTTCCGCTCACAAATGCGGTTATACCTGCCTGTGCGCCTTGATTTGCATATATCTCCGCTGACGGAGCGACAACGGCGATAACATATGTAACTATTGCTGATATAATTGACTGTAATCTACTCATTTTTAGCCTCCTATTTTGAGTTAGCAATAACGCCTCTACGATTCTGGATACCTCTGATTTGTTGCGTGATTCTGATTTTCTCCGCTTGCGTTTTCGCCTTCTTGAGATTGGCTTGCGCTTTCTTCAGAGCCTTCTTCAAATCCTTCTTGCTTGAGCCACTATAGTAATCAAGGTAATAGTTGTTCCAATATTCGACTGCTGAATTATACTGGTTCAAGGAGTCTTCTCTGTCTGCTTGCCACCTTGCTTGAGAAGTGTTCTGCCTGTACTCTTCTGCCCTTGAATTCATATCATTTGTATAATCCATAATATTTTGGTCTATATTCTGGTTGATTTGATTTACAGAGTTTGAGTAATCCGCATTAGCGGCGGCTCTTGCATTGGCATATTGGTTCATGAGATTAAGATTAGATGTTTCTGTTGTGCCGCCTCTGATGCCAGCCATTGTGAGTGAATCGTTTAACTTTTTTTGATTCTGGACTCGATTGATATACGCCTGTCTTAAAGCGCTCTGTTGTGTTTTTTGTGCTTCACCAAGTTGCGTTGCCCTCTGCCTCTCTGCCTGTTGAGTGTAATTAGTTATGGCATTGTTGTAGAAGGACGTGTCGATACCATTTCGGTATTTTTTCTCGTCATACCCCGGGGCTGTGTAGGTTGTCGCCATATTGTTTCTCCTTTGCATTAAAAAGAGGACTCCAAACGGAATCCTATAAGTATTGGTTATTCTGCTTACTTCAAATAAGTCTTCTTGGCGGTCTTCGCACAAATCCATTTGTTCGGGTCAGATTTGTAGCGTATCCAAACCGCACCATTGTTCGTTTTATAAATCTGCTTGGCGGTGATGACTTTGCCCTTTTTCTTCACCCCAAGTTTCTTGGACTTTGAGTTGTGGTTGGCTCTGATGTTCATGTTCTCTTTCAGCGTGTACTTGCCACCGACCACATAGGCTTCTTTCTTCTTTGGTTTCTCCTCTTTCGGCAGGATGTCACCAAACCCCAAGTACCAAATAGCCAACTTCTTGCGGACTACAACACCGCCCTTTACGTTGCCGTCTACTGTCCACACATATCCGTTCTCGTACTTGATGAAGATTGCCGTGTGACCGCTTGTCTTCTTCTTGGTACTCCCAACTTTCTTAAAGGCAGGCATCCCCGGTTTCGCCTTTTTAGGGTCGGTGATGATCTTGCCCTTTTTCTTGAGGTACTTGTACAACTTGTTAGTGTTGTCAGCGTCCTTACCGAGTGCCTTGAGAGGTACAAGATGCAGTAACCCTAACATCGCTAAAACGTAGTAATAAAAAAGAGTACAGTACCCTTTTGGGTAGTACCCTTTTTTCGTCACATGATATTTTCCTTTAAAGTAAATCGTGAATTTGTTCTTGTGCTTGGGATATTTGCCGACATACGATTTGGCTTTCTTGACTATATCTTCGCCACTCGCCATATTAATCACCTCTCTATGCTGTTCTGTGCCAAATATAAACTGCCTTGTATGGTGGCATATTTTTATCAGTTCCATCTTCTCCGACAGTAGTGGATGCAGCGGTTTGGCTTCCTGCGTAGTTAGTATATAATGTAGTATTAGCTGCGTCATTAGCACCAACACCAGATCTATTACCTCCAGCACAGTAGTTAGAGCCGTACTTAGAGCCAACAAGGTTGTGTCTGTGATAGGTGTTAGTCGTATGATGGTGACTAACAACTACCGCATCTTTACTACCACCTTCAGCGTCAACGGCGTATAAGTTACCTGCACCAACGAGGAATCTGTCAGTGATAAGTTCCCATGTCCCACCCCACGATACGTTAGGGTCAAATGAAGTATCTGACGTTTCGTAATATGAACCAATAGGATAAAAGTCAAGAACCGTACTACCGCCACCGCTGATTGCGATGTTGCCACTTCCCAATACGGATTGGTTGTTGATGGTCTTTATGTTAGTGCCTGATACCAACTTCTCTTGGAACTTCGATTTAATCTTGCCCCACAGATATGTGAGACCTGTTTTATCAAGATATTCTGTGCTCATAGGCACTCTCCTTTCTACGATGCAACGATGGTATCGATGTCAGCATTTGTGATGCTCGTGATATCGAGATTCGTCTGTACCACATCGAAGTTGGATGCAGAATAGGCACTCGCACTCGTCTTACAGAAAATCATGTCACCTGCTTCACATACCTGTCCGCAGTATGTACCTGCTGTGCCGACTATCCAGTACCATCCTGCCGTATAATTCGTAGGTGCGAAGGATGTTGGTGCAATACCCTGATATGCTACCGCACCAATTACCGCTGTCCGAATTGCGGTATTAACGAACTCCGTTGTCGCAATCTGTGTGTCGTTAGTACCTGCCGCCGCAGTGGGTGCTTTTGGAGTACCTGTAAGTATTGGGGAATCTTTTTTTGCAAGGACAACACCACTTGTTCCCCACACATTACCACTTTTTTCTAATGTTACATACTTTGAGTTAATAAGGTCAGACATACCAGTAAAAAGTGCCACACTTGAAGTTATAGCACGAAGTAACATATATACTGGCTCTGAAGGTGTTGATATAATTTTTACAAAAACAATCTTCCCTGCATTTACTGCGGTTTGTACATCTGTAAAAGTTGTACTGTTATACGTTGCTACAAACACTTCTTCAGTAATCGTTGGTATCGTAGGCTTGTTCTTGATGAACGCATCACTCGCAGTATCCGTCACATTCCAATCAGCCTGTACATTCACCTCTGCTCCACTTGCGATACCTGCAAGTTTACTCTTCTCGGTACTCGTATAGTTGTTGTCCGTATGAACATAGTTAGCATCTGCCACCGCACCAACATCACTTGCTGTCAGGCTGATGTCGGCACTCAAAGCCTTGTTGTTGACCTTCCTCGTTGTTGGTACATAGTCGCTGTGACTGTGACCCACGAGTGCGAATGTGGCTTTTATCTTTGTCCAAAGGTATCTCAATCCTTCGCTGTCTAAATATTTTGTTGCCATATTTCTCTTGCTCCTTATACCGTTGAATCTATAATGTCTTGGATATCACTATTGGTTAGTGTGCCGACCTCGATGTTGTCGAGTGCTTCTTTGATAACCCTGTTCTGTACAGGATTCACGGATGTATCACTCAAGGCGGTATCAACAGTTATGGTCGCTCCACCGCCACCACCACCGCTTATGGTGTGCTTGAACGGACTTAAAAAACCCTTGTCAGGCTTGACAAGTATCATTACAAATACCGAAAGACTTGGTCTCCACCAATGGGTGGTGGTGTTATCCACATACTTCAAAAATCTTGGAACGATGATGTGACCACCATCTATGTGTGCCAAATAAACATTATCCACGCCTGCGTAATACTGACCTGTTCCGCCATACTTCGTAATCCCCAACTGTGTTCCCGATGTATAGTCATAGAACGAACACGCACCAACAGGATTAGTACCGCCTTGGAAATTGATGTGTGCCGTGTTCAGCAAGAGATAATATCCGCTGACCTTGGTGATAAATCCGTTTTGGTCATCATCGAAGAAATCAGGGTCAGACGTTCTTGCGACATCGGTCTTGCCCGAGAAGGAACTCGTGTATTTCCACGTTCTCGCAGACTTCTCTGTCGCACTTGATGTACTGACTTCAAGGTGAGCATAAGGCAGACCATAACCTATGGCACTCTCCAAGATATCCTTTTGACTCTGTTCTGTGATGGTAAGTCTTTTTTCCAGTTGTGGGATAGCGACTTTATATCGCTCTCTATCTAAACTGTTGCCCACTCATATCACCACCTTATGCGGTTCTCTTCCATACGTTTACTGCGAGGTATGGTGGCATAATATTGATTGGGTCTCCGCTACCTGTAGAGTCAGTATTACCACTATGGGTATGAGCATTAACGTAATTTGTGTAAAGTGTGGTGTTCGCAGCCGAATTCGCTCCAACTCCTGACCTGTTTCCGCTCGCACAATAATTTTCGCCATACTTCGCACCTTGAAGGGCGTGTCTGTGATACCCTGCAGAGCCTGTCGTAAAATGATGAGTGTGTGGTGGCAATTCAGAAACAGAAAGGTTAATCTCCTCATTTCCATCACTTGACCCATTGGGATGACTATTACTTGAAGCCAAAAGGAATCTGCCCTGTATCGGTTCCCACTCCCCACCGAAAAGTGTGGCAGGGTTTGTATTACTGACGCTCATATAAATAGCACCAACTGGGTAGACCCTGTCAAGAAGTCCTGAATCTAACCCATCAACTGCGGTCTTGGCTTCCGCCAAGGCACTCGCAACGGATTGTGTATCTCCGTAGAGTATCGAATCTGAATAATTCTCAACGACCGCCTTTGCAATATCGCTCACAAGTGTCCTGTAACTACCGCCATCCTCCCCAACAAGCCGAAGGAAGTCAGCCATAGACACATTGCTTTTTTCTATCAATCTTTTTTCTTGTATCTGTGCCATGCTTATCTCCTCTTTGAATAGTTCCCGATAGTGTAAGATTTGATGATTTGGTCAAGACCAAAACTGTCATCGTAAGTTCCGTTCTCGCATATAAACTGGAGTCTCTTATACTTCTTTATCTTCTTCTTGACATAGAAGTCGTAAGGAAGTGACGACTGACCAGTGTCAACATTGCCCACAAGGATGCGTTCGCCCTCGTCAGCCTTGACATACACATCTACTCCTGAATCAGCGGACGGAAGAAGCGAAACGACACAGCCTTTCTTTTGAAGGTTCTTGAAGTAATGCACCGCACCATCGTCATCCGCAATGGTTGACCATACCGCCTTGATAGGCACTCCCTCAATCACATCTGCGATGCCATTCTCATCTATGGACAGAATCGTGTAGTCTGTGCCGTCATATGTGAACGAGTCATTCACGGCAGGTTCTGACAAGGCGAATATGAGATTCCTGTCCTCATCATCTATGATGGAATTCTCGGTATTGTCCGCTATTTCAAGAGCGACACGGAAGTCTCCGATAAGAGTCTTGGTATCAATCTTCCCATCTACTGGCTCAACGACAGTTGTGTAAGGCAGAGCCTCGGCACAGTACGAATCCACATACTGATGTTCATCGGTACTGTTCACGAATCTGCAAAGGTTGCCCCTTGTGTCTACGAAGTACAGTTCCCCGTCCATCCTCGCAAAGCATTGTGCAGGGATGTTATCAAGGAAGTAACATTCGTACTGGAGATTCGTTCTCTCGTTCGCCCAAGATGTCTTCTGTGAGCCGTCAAGCACATAGCAATGATTGTTCACACAAAGCCAGTACTGTGAGTCGAATACGAACGATACCGCTGTGGAAAGGTTCTTTTCCTTACGCAGGAGTCCGTTGACAAAATAGGATCTCGAACGGACTCTGTTTTCCTCGCCAATCTCAATACCCATTACTCCATCTTCTGAAAGGAACAACGGCTCTTCGTTCAGCACATTGAACGCACCGAAACTTATCGCACCTATACCTGCTATGCTCTGTTTGACCGCATAGGTGGTATCGTCCTCGAATGATGTAGGGTACGCAAGGTAGATGGAAGTGTCCGTGGTCTTGCCTTGTTTTATTACTCCCAAATACTCGCCACACTTCAGAAGACCCATGATAGAAGTATCGTTAGAGCCTACTTCGGTATAGTTCCTCTGTGGGAAATAGTTCGGCTGCCCAACCTGTGAGTACCAAAGCCTTGACTTGAATCCTGCCGTATTGTTTCCGCAGACGAAGATTTGGTTCGTCAGACCAGTACCGAATACGGCATACCTCGTGCAATCGATAAAGGCACTCTGCTCTACGGAATACTCGGCATCCGCAGATGGTGGGTTGAATTGCCACTTGAACTTGTACTTCCTTATGGTGGCGTTCTCCACAGTATCTGATGTTTTCTTCTTCGTTCTCGCTGAAGAAATGTACGGAACTGTAGAGTTCCAAAGCATATCACGGACAGAACTATAAGTCGCAGTATCTGCATATGCTGACATATAGATATCGAAAATTTCATTGAGTGCCAAAGGCTCACCATCGATCAGGTATTCCTCGACATCGACATACTCGTTCCTTGACGGGTCATACACATAAAGTGTTATCCAATCTGTGTTATCTATGCCTGCTAGGCTTACGACCACTCTGATGTCAGAGTAGTTGATGCTTTCTCCCATCAACACAAAATAGCCTGACGAAGCAGAACTGGAAGTCGAAGCAATCTGACCCCAAGAGCCATCATCATTCTTCTGCAATGAGAATTCCTTTTCCCCAAGTATCTTGGCACTCAACTGATTGTTGACCGCTCCTTCATAAGTGATGAAGACATTGTCCTCGCCACTCACACCTGTCGTGATGTTTGAGTTGAACGTGATACCCGAGAAGTCAGACATGATAGACCAACCTATCTCTTGTGCTTTCGCTTCTGTCGCTTCGCCTAGAGTGTCATCGAACACCTTTACGATAGGTGTGCTTGTCGGTGAGATTTTCTCAAGAAGATGGTACTCCGCAGTTTCCTTACCGCTACCCTGCTTGGTAAAGGATACTGTTCGCTCTCTCGTAAGGATGTTGAGTTGGTAATAGTCCTCACCTGCTCCGTTGGCAGGATCGCACCCCATCAGAACGTGCGGTACATAAGGGGCTACTTCACGCACGATTCCATCCGCCTCGAAGCAGAACAGAGTCATGCCACTCCACATATAGAATCCTGCCACTCCGTTCCCCTCATAGAAGAAGCATCTCTTTGAGTCCTTGAGGAGTCTGTCTTGGTTCGGTGGGAATCTCTGCACATGATTGTCGGTATCGATATATTCATCGATGTACCTCAAGGTATCCCCATCGTATGAGAATACCCCATAGGAATTGAAGAGCATCAGATAATCCACACCGCCAAGTTCAAAGTAGTATGTCCTGTACGGCTCGAAGCCTACTCCAGTTACGTCTGATATATCTACAAAGTCATTTTTAGGAATGACTATCTTCCAACCTTTTCGCTTATATGGTCTGCCATCAAGGTCAGGGAGCATATTGAGTCCGCTCGGCGACCTTCTTCTCCACACATTCGATGGGTCGTTGGTGAAGTCTACACCCTTGAAGTTATCGTATACAGTTGTATATACTTTTGGTTCTTCTGGAATTTTAATAGCCATGGTAATGCTCCGTAACCACTCTTACTTTTAATCTGTTTGTTCTGGCATTAAGCGTTGTCGCCTCCTGCTCATACATGTTGTAATACTGCGCCGCTTTGGTTGGCTCGTCTTCAAGCCATATATAATATGCAGAAAGGAGAGGTACCAAATAATGCGCTTTCAGAGGGAGCGGCAAATCTTCGCCCAACTCATCTTCAGCGCCAGTAAAGTGAATGTGCTCCGCTTTGTAAAACACCCTAAACTTCCCCTTGCATTCGTCAGCATTAACAACCATTGTGTTGTCAGATTCGATTTCGTAATCTCCAAATCGTTTATAATATTGTGTGTCTTCATACCCAATCATTATCGGGTTATCTGCAAATTCGAGGAACGTCTCATCTATTTCCGGCATAATGTAATAAACGTATCCATCATCATCATCTGTAAGTTCAAACTCAAAGGTCTTTATTATTGGAGCAACATCTAAGTTTATTGTTGATATCGCCCTGTTTATACCGTTATTGACCACTTCCCCAAATTCTTCTATTTCAGAGTCCTCAGAGAACCCAAGGTCACGTATATTATCAATCAATTCTTGATATGTCATTTAATCCACCTTCTTTTTAGGTCTTCCACGTTTCTTCTTTTCTGGCTTCTCCTCGTTCTTTTCTCTGTTCTCTGCAACTCTTCTGTCAAATTCCATACGTCTTTGACGCAGTTTTTCTCTTTGTTTTTTTGTAGACATTTTTTCTCTCCTATAAAAGAATAAGGGGCAGACCCTTTTCGAGCCTGCCCCGTTTTCTTATCTCATTTCGTATCCGAACATTGTTACTGCCGCTGATGTCTCAACTGAAATCTTGCCAGTTGTGTTGTTAATAAAATCGGCGGAGTCAAGCCAAATTATATTCGTGCCAGCCTCACATTCTACCATAAGGTCTTTAACTGCATGGTAGGTGTCGCCTGCCTTGAATGTAACATTTGCATTAGACTCTGCTTGGATAACAAAGACTGTTTTGTGGTCTTTAAAATCAGCAGGAATCTCATATGTAGTCCCAGAGGCCATTGACGTTCCTGTGATTGCGCCAGAAATGACGTTCGGCTTCCAACCGTTTACTTGGTTGGCGTCAGTTGCATCGTACTGCTGTCTGCTGATGATGATATCTGCCATCTATTTCACCTCCTTACTTATAAACGTTAAGGTCAATGATCTGATGAGGCTGAACAACCATACCATCAAACAGAGTGTAACCCTTAACGCAATCTTCAAACGCATCGTCTGGTCTGTAGCCTTCTTGATGTGTGTACGGATTTACGAAAGCAAGTGCCTCGTCAGTTTTGAGTTGGATGTGATATACATCATTACCACTTTCAGTGGCGTGAGCAACGTTGTTGGATTCCTTAAGCGTGATTCCACCATATCTGCCCACACGACCGTTAGCAATCATAGCAGAGTTATCAGTATCCAGTTCTACATATGCTCTCTTGAGCATCATAATGAACCATGGCGGTGCCGTAAGAGTTACCTTTGTGTCTCTTGATACATTTCTTTCGAGCAGTTTGAGATATGCGGCATCGATTACATCGAGGATCGCCATCGTTGAATTTCCACCGTCTGCTGAAATTTGAGTTGCGTTCTGAAATGCAGTGTCGCACTTGCCAACGTGCATATTAGCAATAAATGTATCGATTTCTTCAGCCATTCTGTCCTTTGCCTTTGACATATACTTGCCCATGAGTCCAGAGCCACCCTGTGCCTGTCTCTTGTCAAGGTCGTCAACAAAGAAGTGGAAATATCTGATTTCATTGATTGGCATATAAATTGAGTTACCAGATACTTCTTGTGGGTCTGATAACTTATGGAGTTTACCATCATGCCATGCCTTGATTTCTACATCACCAAGGCCAAGGATTCTTACGCCGTCTCCTGGCTTTCTTGCGTCGCCTTCGTATGAATGATTGCAGTCTTCCTTGAATACGAGTTTCTTATCAAGGTCTTCGAGGAATTTTGCACTCCATACTTCTGGCTTAAATTTCTGAAATGACATATTCTCTCCTGTTCTGCCACGCAGGAGATTAACCGTTTCTCTCCCACGAAGCCAATATCTTCTTATAGTTCTTCGTTAACTGTTCAGAAGACATAGCGTCAATTTCAGCATTCGTGAAGTAATCTTTCTCGGCAGTTCCTGTGGCGACCGTTCCAGCCGGTTTTGGCGGAGTTGCTTGGTTCGCTCTTTCTTCTGCCTTGATTGCCCAGTATGCTCTTTCTGGAGAAAGACCATAATTCACATATTCGACATAGGCATCGCCCAAGTCTTCAAGACTCTTTAAAGAAGGGTCTATCCTTCTAAGTTTTGCTAGGTCTTCCTGCATGAGCCTTTCGGCTTGTGAATCGGCAATCGCTGCCTCTAATTGCTGGATTTTCAAATCCTTTTCGGCAGACTCCTTACCTGCATCCATTTCTGCTTTGATTTCGTCTTCTGACATCCCTGTGATTTCGGCAAGGGCTGAAATATCGGCATCTTCATCCCTGCCTGTTAAACGAGCAAAGACGTTGTCTCTTGCTTCGTTTTGAGCCTGTAATGCTGCCAGTTCGGCTTTCGCCTCTTCGGCTTCCCTCTTCGCTTCCTGCATTTCTCTCCGCATATTAGCGAAAGATTCATCCGCAGAATTCTTATGGGGTTCTTCATTACTGACTTCTTCGGACACTGGTTCGGCGACTTCCAGTTCTTCTGCGCCTGTTTCTTCTACTGCAGGTTCAGCGACTTCCTGCGTTTCTACGCTTGTGTTTTCAAAATCCATTGAAACGTCCTTTCTTTTTTTATTCCTCTGTTTGTGGTCGAGGTTTACCAATAAAAGCAAGGCTCGTGCTCCCCTAATGTTGGGGGCATCCCGCTTGCTTCACATACGAATATGGCATATTCTCGCCCTGCCACTGGGCAATGGCTACGGAAAGTGGAATCGAACCACTACTGACGGAGTCAAAGTCCGTTGTACTCACCATTTATACGATTCCGCATCAACGAGCCCCAGATAAGGGGCTCGGCTCATTGAGCAGTTTAACGACATGCTCAGGTCTATATTAGAAAAAAAGGAGTGATGTTTACTGTTCTGGTGGTGCTCCCTGCGGTGCTCCCTGTGGTGGCATTTGAGGTTGCATTGATGCTTGGAGCATCTCTGCCTTTCTCCTCTGGAGAATGATTTCGAGCCCATGCTTTGGAACAGGTGATGTGTCGGTGGCAAGTTCTGTCCACTCTTCAAGGTCTATCAGACCCTTGTCAAGCAATCCATCGATTACCTGTTGCTGTGCCTCTCTGGTGAACGAATTATCCTTCGTCACATCTATTCTTGTCCTTGGCTTAATCTGATCTAATTCCTCGGCAGTTATCTGCTGAGGCACCTCAATTTCTTTTGATTGAGTCTGAGGCTGACCTGTCATCGGGTCTATAGCAGGTTCGCCTGTCATAGGGTCTATAACAGGCTCTTGGACTTCCTGTTTAACTACTATGGTCATGCCGTTAGGATTGAATACCTGCCATAACTCGACCCAAAGATTTGCCATGTCCTCTACAAATAATTGCAGATTTGCCACCGTGTCATCGTGCATTGACTGCGCTTGGTCATTTACTGCAACGATTGCCGATGCGGCTACTCTCTGAAGGTCGATGTTACCCATTGTTGTATCGCCTGAGCCAGACAGTTCTTGAGTTATTTCCAATAAATCATCAGTCAGCCTCTTTGGCTCATCATTTGATTGCGCAGGGTTCAGATATGACACCGCTTGGTTGACAGACATCGCATCTCCGCCGTTTATTTCTATCGGCATACCGACCTTCATGAGGTCGTCTGGGTTCTGTACATACTGCGAACTGTACGCCACTCTTGGATATGCGGTATTCTGTGTGGTCATTGAGCGCCTTGCGAGTGTTTTATTGATCAACAGTTGGTTTGGTATCAAACCTTCCACCTGCGAAATCCCACGAGCATCATTAGGGTATTCTTCCCATGAGAACTTAATTATCGGATACAGGCTCAACGCTCTGCCCTGTTTGCCGTTCGCTTGGTCAATAGGGCTTGGTGACCCTTTTATAGGTCTTTCGTTCTCTACCATTGCCGTCTTTGTGCATTTTGCAATGTAAACAACGTCTCTTTCGCCGGTCTGTATCATCGTCCCTTCTCTGATTCCGTCAGAATCTTCCCAAACCATCTCGGTTATAGGTTCTTTCTTCTTTTCGAAGTGGGTTATCATCGTGACTTTCATGGAATCTGTGGAGTCAGAGTTCTGGACTTCGTCAATGTTTCCTATCGTGTAGTCCGTGTCACGGTCTGGCACTATCAAGGCGACTTCGTCTTCTGGAATGCCGTTCTGGCGTGCCATTTCCTTGACTTCCTCGACGCTTCGTCTCTCCTGTATGATGATATAAGGCTGTCTCTGGATATTAGGTTCGCTCTCGTCTCCGTACAAAATGTCGGTGTTGTACAAAATCTGAACATCCTCTACATCCCCAGTAGGAAAATACTGCAGTCCGTCCCCAGTAACGCATCCATGTTTCAGAGATTTCCTGCAGAGAACGTCCTCATTGGCTTTTTCCCACTTAGCAGAGAACATTTGAGACAGTTTCTCATAAACAGGCTGCAATGCCGCCCTGCCGTCAAGGTCTGTATAATTTACCGCCATACGATTCGTATAGATCGTAGTGACTTTTCTCATTACGTTTGGGTGTATGAAGTTGAACATCGGCAATTCTTCACCGTCAGCCTCGATTCCTTCCCACTGTTTGCCTACGAAGAAGTTCCAGTTGGTATTTGTTCGAGTCATTAGGTTCTTTGTATCCAGATAATCCTTGCCTTTTTCGTATCTTCTCCAAAATTTTGTGTCCATTTACTTAATTTCTTTCTGCCCTATGGCTGTACCGTTATAGGCTTCTATATTCTCCAGAATCTGAACCCTGCGCTTCTCCTCGGGAGACATTTTCGGCTCGGGTTTCTTCTCTGGGATATTAAAAAACGGCGTTTCCGCCGCTTTTTCTGGTTCTTTCGTTATCTTTATGCCAAATTTTACTCCCCAAATCACAAGAAATGGAGTAAAACAGGCGTAAACTACTAAAAGTATCAGTAAAATATTGATTATCATCTTATTCTCCTATATCCTATGGATCTTTCGCCCAACATCTATCTTTTTCTTGGGCATATCGCTCGGAAGATTCCACCCTGTGGCTTCTTCCACCTTGCGTCTTATCCACCCTTTAGTAGAAAAATGCAGTCTTGTGAGCGCCATGGACATGGCATCGACCATATCATCGTGCTTATCGTTTGGGAATTTGGCACATTGTTCTATGAAATCATGGTGCCAGTCCTTATCTTTAGGAACATAAACACATTCAGCCTCCACAAGCGGTTCTACCGCCCATACTCGGGCTTCTTTTGACGCTTTATCTGGCTTTATCGGTATCAAGCCGGATATTTCATGCCTCATATGGTCTAGTATCGCTGGCCCATTTGCGGCATCTTCTATATAAACACCCATTACCTTCGGGTGTTTGGCTTGCAAAAGTCTTATCCTGTGGCAGGTGTTGGAAAAAGACAGGTGCTCATTCACCAAGTCTACTAGGTAAAACCTGTTTTCTCTCTTGCCCCACACTTCTATAGCCACATAGTCGTTCTTTTCAGAGTCCTTGAACGTAGCATCGACCGTCATTATCAGTTGGTCAAAACGAAGTTTGCCTTCGTAATACTCTTCGACAATGTACTTCTGCCACCATTTCTTCTGCAGTATATTACCTTCTTGGATGGTTGGATGCCCTTGGTAGAGAGCCTCCCACGAACGTCTGCCGTTTTCCGCTACATACGCCGCTTTGAACTCCCTCAGCCATGCATCGCCCTTGCCTATCTCTGGGCAAAGTGCTTCACCCATCCTGTCCTCGGTCTTCCTTCGCCGTTCCAAAGGGTCATTTTCAGACTCGCACTCACACTCATAGTTGACATAAGTCACTACGTTCGGCATCTGCTGGAGTATCCTGCCAGCCAAGTCGTCTTCGTGCCATCTCGTCATAATCAAAATGATCTTTGAGCCTGCCTGTGTACGAGTCAGTATCGAGTCCATGAACTCATTCCATATAGACTCCCTCGTCCTCTCTGAGTCCGCCTCGACTCTGTTCTTTATCGGGTCGTCTATTACTATCAGATGACCAGAATGTCCTGTCAGACCAGAGCCTATACCTTTACTGATGACTCTCCCTTTGTGGTTCAGTATCTGGAACTCCCTTGAGGTCGCTTTCTTCGGGTCAACTTCTACTCCAAAGACGTTCCCGAATTCCTTCACCTTCTCTAGATTCCTCTTGCCAAACCTCTCCGCCAAGTCGTCTCCGTAACTTACCTGTATCACGGAGTTGTCTGGATGCTTCATGATGTACCACGACAGCAACGTCTCTGTCACTGTCGTGGATTTACCATGCTGAGGTGGTGTATTGATTATCAGAATCTCATACGCCTTATCCGTTGGACGCTCTATGAAACTCTGTACGGTGTCGCACAAGTGCTGGTGGAACTTCGAGGGCTTCCACTTCATGTCCTCTTCCTTCGCTTTCGGGTTGTTCATGAAGTCCATGTTGTGTACGTACAAACAGTACGCTTTATAACTGCCCTGTATCGCTTCTGTCAAAGCCCTCTGGGCAGCGTCTTTCCTCGGTCTTCCTCTCTGCGCCATGGTTTACAATAATCTTTCTTCCTCTTGGTCTTACCTCGGGGATTTTTATGACTAAAAAAATAAGAACCGCTATTTTTCAACGATTCTCATTTTTTATTGGTTTACATAATATTGGTCTTTTTTTATTTGAGAAAAATTTTTGGGGATTCCTTTTGCGCGTGGTACCCCATCTCCCCCCCCATATCTCGCTATCCCGCCGTCGATGGGGGAGGCTCGCTCCCAACTGTCGAGCGCCGAGCCGAAAGAGCAGGCTACCCTACTACCCTACCTCTCTCTCTTCTTTCTCAACCCTCTACTATTAATGTAGTGAGGGTGAGGTAATAGGGTGGGTACCCTCCCATTAGGTATAGACGATCTATATTAGGGTGGGGTTAAACCCTCCCTCTCTCTATCTATTCCCATAACTACAGTTATCGGAATAGTTACAGTTCTGAATCCTCTGAACCGTTGGAATCACTGGGTTCTAGCAACATAGCCATAGCCTTCTTGGCTTGACTTGCATCGGCTATCACCAATGTATTCTCAACATGTTGTGTTACTGGCTCTTCTTGCCATTGGTAGTTCGCTTTCAGAGAGAAGATACTACCTGCCGGATTACCCTTGTTAGTGTATAGGTTTTGCTCCAATTGGTCTTGAATGATTAGTCTAAGTTTTTGGACGACCTCGCTCCATGGAATGAGCAGTACTAGGCTGCCATCTTCGTTGATGTGATAAGGTAAACCATCTATCTCAGTAATGTTAGTGGTGTTATTGAGAGCCATATACTCTTCTAAGAGATAATCATACTCTCCCATTCCAGCCTTGCTCCAGACGTCCTTGTTCAGACCAGTGTTGAGCATTATTCCTGCAATGGTCATAGGTTTATGAGTCTTCCTACACTCTTCCAGATAGTCAACGGCTTTAGTATATACATCGGCTAACATCTCTTGAGTGTATTTACGGTTATTTCTTCGTTCAGTAGCATACCGTTTATACTCATCAACCTCTGTCCTGAACTGTTTAGATAGCCGTACTATCTTTTCAGTATTTCTTGGGCTATTAGTAGTATTCCCTTTTCTCTTCGCTGTCATATCTGATCATTCCTTTACTCTATCATTATACCATAGGAAGTTTACATATTTTCTGAAGTTAGCAAGTTCCGTGCCAACTTTCGTCCTTGCAACCTTCGTGCCAACCCAGTTTCTCCCAGCCAGTCTCTTCCAGTTCTTCCAGTTCCTCCCATCGCTGCCAGTTTCTGCCACCAGCCCATACTTATAGATAGTATATATCCGTTGGTACTGACCCGCGTCACATAGCGCGACCCCCCAATAATTCCCCCATAGGGGGAATTATTGATTTTCGGAATCGGCAAGGGGCGGTGCATCATGGTGTTGCCGACAGGGCAAGGCGGTCAAGCCTCATCGGCAGTCGGGATTACCGCTCCCGACACTGCACCTTGACAAGTTCATACCACTGCTAGCCAGTGAACTTAAGTTGGTGAATTCCGAGTCGAGGATTTAGGTGAAATCAAGACTAGAGACTGCAAATTAGGAAGACTGGAATGAATTGAGATGAAAACTAGGCTCTCCAGTGATGGGGTAAATGGTTAGTTGGACTGTTGGGCAACAGACTAGTTGGTATGAGAACGAGGGAACTGTAAGGTTCTAATAATATGCTCCCTTTAAGGGATTAGGACTAGCCACCTTAATCCTTGGGATACTGGATGAAGTTAAGGTTACTCCAAGTTGCTGGTATACCTACACTCAAGTTCCGGTTGGTTTCATGGTAATGGCTATGTAGGGTGAAATACATAGTCATTCCAGTAGGGTATCCAATACTGGGTATCCCACTGGGATGATTGGTATCCCAATAGTTTATGTTTATAGGACTTTAGTCCAGAAAGAGAGGAACAAAATGAAAAAGACAGTAGTAGCAGAGATGAAGAACGTTGTAACACTGGCAGAACTTAAGGCAACTTACATGAAGTACTTCCTGCAGTACAAGAGGAGTAAGGAACTGGAGCAGTTAAATGCTCTGTACATCGACCAGTTTGAAGAGGTCAAAGAAGTTAATGCTAAGAAGAACGGTGAGATTTACACCAAGCCGACTAAGGAGACCGCAGGGTACTTCCTCAACTGCATCAATACCCTCAAGGGTATTGAAGGCCTGGAACTTGAGATGAACGGGTCATGGCTTTGGGTCAAGGGTGACACAAAGGCTAACAAGGACGTTCTGAAGAACGCTGGATGCTGGTTCGCTCCAAAGAAGAAGATGTGGTATCTGGCACCAATGAGGGGTTAATCCCCTCATTGCCGTCTATGAGGGATAGCCGCCTCATACTGATGATGACAGGCTTTAGTCGAAACGGCAGAAAGGAGAAGTTATGAAGAGAGTAATAGTACTTTTTGTCATGATCGTTATGGTCATGGGAGCATCGGTCGTCCCTGTCGATGCAAAGACCAGTGACAAGGGGCTTGTGAAGCAGTACTGCTCACAACACTACAAGTTACCGCCTAAATACGTTAAAGAGGGGTCTAATGCAGTAATCCATAGAGTGGGCAAGCCGTATGTGGTTGTTGAGGTACTCAAGACTGTCAGCAAAGGCAAGTGGGGGAAACTCCGTGATGGGAGCATGGTACGGTACCCAAAGAAAATCAAGAAGGGTAAGAGAGTTACTGTGTATTTGATATATAGCCCTAACGATAATTGTTTGGATGGGGTCGATGCTCTCGTAGCAAAAGGCAAGGTTAAGTAATCCAGTCAATAACGACTGGATTTTGTTTATATCAGAAAGTGAGGTACTAGAATGTTAAAGAAGCAGTTAGTAGACGAGATGATGGCGATTCTCACGAAGTACAACCACCACCCTAATAGGGACGCTGTCGAGAAGATATTCGACGAGTGGCTCCGTAAAAAGTGGGATTTGCTGGAGCATCTGAGGAAGCATCCGAACTGGGATGAACGGACGTTGTCCGTTAGAATCACCAAAGGGATTTTCAGACCGATGGATACTACAGCCATCAGCCACTTCAGTTATTGGATAAGTGACCACCTGTATGACGTGGTTTATATCAAGAAACTCTTGCCTAAACCAGTGCAGGACAGACTGAACGGTTGCACTTATCTTCCTAATGATCTTTATAATCTGTTGATGTATGGGCTGACTCGTGAAGGGCTCTGCATTTCAGATAGGTTCTATGATATTTGCCAGAGGGATTGCCCAGAGGCTCATGTTGGCAAGGGTCAGAAAACAACTAAGGCAGTTAATAAACTGCTCAAGTACTTGGGATTCTCGGCTATCGAGGATTACAACAGGGAATACGCAAAGTTCGCCGATGCTCTTTCCCCAAAAGAGGTCAAGGAGCCGTTGAGACTTTCAATCCACCCTATGGATTATCTGACTATGAGTTTTGGGAACTCATGGGCAAGTTGCCACACGATAGACAAGGACAACATAAGGCATATGCCGAACTCATACCAAGGTATGTATGCTTCCGGAACCATGAGTTATATGCTCGACGGAACGAGCATGGTACTTTATTCAGAGACGGAGAATCCTTGGGAAAAGAAAACAAGGCAAATGTTCCACTATTCCAAGGGGAACTTGATACAGGCAAGGCTTTATCCTAATGAGGATGACCAAAATAGAATCCAATGCTATAGAGAACTGGTCGAGGATATCATTTCTAAGGTATATGGTTTGCCGAACTTCTGGGACAAAAAGTTAATGTGCAACACAGACAAGCCAATCGTTACATCGTTGGGTACTCATTACAGGGATTACCACCACTTCTCAAGTCGTTGCAACTTCGCTCTTAATAAAGAGTGTGAGCCGTCAGAAATCATTATAGGACATGCTCCTATTTGTGTTGAGTGTGGCGAACCGCATTCAACCACTGAGTGGTTGAACCACTGCGCCCCTGATGATGGTTATTTCTGTACGGATTGTGGCAGGTACGTTTCTGAGGATGATGTGATATTCGTGGGTGGTGAGCCATACTGCGATGAATGCGTCTCATATTGTGACATTTGTGGTGAATACCACCTCAACGAATTTATGACGGAGGTTGATGATACATGGGTTTGCGATAATTGCTACGATGATTATACATACACTTGTGAGGCTTGTGGCAATGTTCATTTGGTATCTGAACGTCAGAACGCTTGGCACCCTGTTGGTGGGCCGTTTGAAACATATGATGGGCATATAATTTGTGGGGATTGCATCGACGAGTTCGTTGAATGCGATAGTTGTGGACTTTGGGTTCCAAAGGACAAGGCTTACCCTGTAGACGGTGAAGCACACTGCCCGAACTGTTATGAGGAAGAAAGCGAGGTGGCATAATGAATTATATGCAGTTACAGAATATATGCAGGATGAGTCAGACAGACCTTAAAAAGTATGTCAGACTTAAACTCAAGAAGCGCTATAGCGAAGTCGTTAGTGGAGATGGTTATGTGTTCGCCAAAGGTACTTTCCCAGTACTTTTGGTGGCGCATCTCGATACCGTCCACAAGGAACTGCCAAAGAGGATAGTATTTAATGGCAATAAGATGTCATCGCCACAGGGTATTGGAGGCGACGACAGATGTGGGGTTTATGCAATCCTTCAGTTAATGTATAAGCATGATTGTTCGATCCTGTTTTGTGAGGATGAAGAGATTGGATGTGTTGGTACTCGGAAGTTTATTGATACCGAGTTGGCATCAGCGCTTGAGTTCAATTACATCATTGAACTTGACAGAAAGGGCAAAACGGATGCGGTCTTCTATGAATGTGATAATCCGGAGTTCGAGGAGTTTATCACGAAGGAGTATTTCAAGACATCGTATGGTACGTTGTCTGATATATCGTACCTTGCTCCAGAGTTAGGGTGTGCAGCGGTAAACCTGTCTTGTGGGTATTACAATGCTCACACTGTTAATGAGTACATCATGACAGACGAACTTGATAAGACTATTGAGCAAGTTGACAGATTGCTGGCTCGTACAACAGACGATGATAAGTTTGAGTACATCGAATCTGAATATGGTTGGTACGATTGGTATGGTTATAGGAATTCTAGTCAAAACAATTACAGCACCGACCTCTACTACATCATGTATCTTGGGAAGGACGGCTCATATAATGATTATGAGATATACGCCTCAACTCTTGAAGAGGCGGTCGGGACATTCCTCATGGATTATCCGCATAGATGTTTCGCTGATTTAGAGGTTTATAGAGTAGACGATGATGGGGTGTATGAATGGATGCAGTAATATATGTTAACCAGTTATCTGAACTGGAGCAGGACAGAATACGTTCAATACTTATGAGTATTGGTATAAAGGGCGAGGATTTAGAACTCGCCCTTTGTTCTAAGTTAAATGATATTGACTATCTATTGGAGGGACATGGATGGAAACAGTAAAAATCATGATAGGGTTTACGATTGCCCTAATACTTATAGGGCTTTTGAATACGTTATTGGGTGAGATGTATCTGGTGTGAAAGGAGATATCAAATGATCGTTACAATGGATGGTAGAGTTAAGATTGCTGGTAATAAGACTATAGCGTTGACTGATTTGACTATCACAATCAAGGCGGTTTATGAGGGACTGCTTGAAGATGGGTTGTCTGACGAAGATGCTCGCAAGGCTATTGCTGACTGCGGTCGTATGGCTTTTATGGATGACGATGAGTTGGTGGAAGAGTTCAAGAATGAACTCAATAGTCTTATCCAAGACCTAATGGATAATTAACAGGGGGTGACGAGATGGACTGGCACGAGAAGTATACCAACGATGAAATCAATAAGTTGTTGGATAAATTGCTTGATTGGGTGAGCGACCACCTTGATGGTTGGTACAATTGGGGTGATGCAAGCAAAGAGGATTTAATCAAAGTCTATGTAAGGCTTGGGTTCCATGAAGATGATGTTCGTGAATGGTATGAGGAGGTTTAATATGAACAACACATTTAAAGAGGCAGTACAGGAAGCACTTGACAGGTATGATTACATACTTGAAACTCACAAAACGAAGGACTTTGTTGAGATTATAGGAAGTATTGGCGGAGATGTTGAGAGAGTCAGGGTTTACCATGACGGAAGCAGGACGGTGAAGTGATGTTCGTTAATATTATCAGTGCAATCGGTATTTTGGTTATTGACGGTGGCTTTATTGCCGCCGTCATCTATACATGGAGGACAATGTAATGAAATATGTGGTAAAATGGTATGTAAGCAGTAGGGATGAGTCAACGTATATGGGTGAAGACCACATCAATGCCTCATCACTTGAGAAAGCCAAAAGATGGGCTGACGACAACTGTGACGGATTTGACTATATAATAGATGAGGGTGGTACGCCATGAGAATAGTCGAGCGCACCGTTTGGCATCTTGCTGAATACGGTGGGTTTCGTGATATGTTTGAATATGTAAATGCTAATTATGGGGAGTACATCGCAAACAGGATGTGCGATATAGCCTATGCGTTAGAGTATTTAAAAATCCCCAAAGTAAATATATGCTTCCTTTTCAATGCAACTGACTACGAGGTTCGGCTCATCCAAGTTGTTTATTGGGGATTCGAAGCATATAAAGGAATGCAGATTTACACTTATTTTGATTAGCCACTTTTTAGCCACTTTGGCACAAGTTCGATGCGTGGTGTTGGCTTGTGCCGAGTGGCGTTAAATGGTTTTGCAGAATTCTATAACTATTGGAATTTCAATGGCTTTGGGGTCTAAAGTAATTGAAATAACTTCTCTAAAGTCACTTAGTACCTCTCACGCTGGAATCCGGGGTTCGACTCCCCGTGCGACTACCAAAGCCGTTGGGATTCCAATGGTTATAGAGATTGAGACTTGGTATTTACCAAGTCTCTTTTGTTATTTTAGCCATTTTTTAGCCACTGTAATTTAGTTTGTTGATGGCATCGCGCTTGGTTTCCTGTTTGACAAGAGCGTAATGTTTGGCAGTTGTGTCGATACTTTTGTGACCCATTAGCGATGCAGCCACCTCGATGGGAACATCTGAAAGGCATAACATGGTACAGAATGTTGCCCTATACACATGAGGGTTTTTAACTGGGATATCATGTCGTTTGTAGAATCGTTCTAATGATCTACTTGTGCTCCTTCGGTCAAGGGGTTTCCCATTTTGGGATGTGAATACAAACTCAGTTTTGTATCCGTTTGCTAGCATTTCTGTTGTGTGCCACGCCTTGTGGCGTTTAAATGCTTTGTATAGTTCTGGATGCGTTGGGATAGTCCTTTGGGAATTCCACTTCGTGGGCTTGAGTTCGCCTTTGTATATCTGACGGTTTATTCGTACAAGGTCTTTGTCTATGTCAGAGTACTTTAAAGCAAGTGCTTCGGATATCCTTGCTCCAGTATACATGAATATGTATATCAATAGTTCTAGCCTGTACGTTTCGGCTTTTAACGCTTCGGTAATCGCTTTTAGTTCGGGCTCTTCCCATATTGTTATACCTTCATGCCTTTTGTTTTCGGGCTTCTCGGGGATATCTACACCAGTTAGGATATCCTGCCCATAATCGTTGGCGACCACCCATTTATAGAATGCGGTCATGAATTTGTTGATGGTTTGTATCGTTTGTTTGGATACATCGATACTATTATAGTACTTTTGGATATCTGATGCTTTGATTGAGGACAGCCTTTTCTTTGCAAGAGATGACCCTTTGATATATAGGCGGTATCCACTCTCATAATGTTCTTTTGTGCTCAGGGCATACTTGCTTGATACCATGAGAACATTTTCGATAAAGTCATCGGCACGTTCTTCTAATGTGGCATTGCTTTCACGGTATTTTTTATCGGCTTGTGTCTGGATATATTCTTTGTACTTGTTTTCCGCATCAGTTTTGGAAGTGCCATAAAAGTTCTTTGTTACGCCATCGATTTTCCTGCGGATTCTGTAATAATTTTTGTTGTTGATTGTTGTGTTGGTCTTTGCCGGCATGGGTCACTCCTTAAAATTTGTGCAAAAGTTGTTTCACCAGTTCCCTGTCTTCCTTTGAAAGGTTTCGGAGTTTCATGAACATCTCATATAGATCAGTATTATTGTAGATTTCTTTCGCCATCTGTGCGACTTCGTCATCTACATAAAACTGTTCTCGTTCATTTGAATCACCCGCAAAATAGGATACAGGGACATCAAAATACGAAGCGAGTTTTGCACAGGTTTCAAGGCTTAATTTTTTGGTTCTTCCATTAAGCCAATCAACTAACGTCGAATACGGTATACCGCTCTTCTTGGCAACTTCGGGGTTCTTTACCCCTTTTTCTTGAGCAAGTCTTCGATATTTTTCACGCATGGTTTCGCCTCATTTCTTTGTGGAAAATACGCTAAAAAGGGTGTACTTCTTGGGCATACCGTAGTATAATATAAATATAAACGGTGCTCCCAATAATGCTAAACCCATAAATCATCACACCACCTTATATTTGCATTATAACGGAGTACCGTTTATATATCAAGAGATTATTTGAAAGGAGTTTGTATGAACAGGTTTAAAGAGTTGACCAAATTGTATGGTCATACGCTGAAAGAAATCAGTGAAGGCTCTGGTGTTCCTTACACGACATTGTGTGACTGGAGCAGAGGCGCAAGTGTTACGCCAAAGGCTATTACAGTCTATAAGGTAGCACAGTATTTTAAATTGCCGATGGAGTTATTCATCGACCTGCCAACTGATGATGAGGATTTATTCAAGAAAGGAGTAAACGATGGAGAAACTGGTTTGCACACCAAATGAGGCAGCCAAAGCACTAGGCACATCACCCGATGAAATAAGGAGACTTATTTATATCGGTGAGATTCCTGCCTATAAGAATGGCACCCATTACAAAATCGTTATTTCTATGCTTAAGGATTACATTCAGTCCAAGGCAATCAAAGAAACTGCAGAGAGGAGACGAAATGACTGACACAAGAAAAAAGCACGCCACCCAAGAAGGAATGACGCACTCTACCCACACTGATTATAGCGTTTTCTTGGCTGAGTTGCAAGAAGGAACTCAGAACTACAAAGTCTTAAAGCACCTCATTGATAAGGGGAGCATCACATCTTTAGAAGCATTCTTCGATTATAAAATCACACGGCTTTCGGGCAGAATATACGAATTAAGAGATATGGGATTGAACATCATTTCAGAAATGGCATCGACCAAATCGAATGGTGTTATTACCAGATACGCTGTTTACAGATTAAAGGAGGATAACTAATGGATTACAAGGATTTAGAGAGAGTAAACGCCGAAATCACAACCACGTCAATCAAGGGCAAAGATTACGCCGAAGTACCATCACGAGTAACTGCCTTTAGGAAGTTATACCCAGAAGGATCAATTACTACAGAGTTGATATCCTGCGAGAATGGCGTTTGCGTGTTCAAAGCCACTGCAATGAATGGCGATATCGTTTTAGGCACGGGTCATGCTTACGAAAAAGAGGGCTCGACCTTCATCAATAAGACATCTTACATAGAGAACTGCGAGACATCTGCGGTAGGTAGAGCGCTTGGGTTCGTGGGAATCGGCATCGATACATCCATAGCAAGCGCTGAAGAAGTGCAGAACGCAAAGGCTAACCAAAATACAGATGATTCTGGTTATATGGCGGCTGAACTTTATAGGGAGATTGAACGGCTTGCAAATGAAAAGAAAGTATCCCTCATAGACATATGTTCCCGAGCCAAAGTTTCATTCATACGAGATATGCCGGTGTCTCAAGCAAAGTCGTGTCTTAAGTGGTTGAAGGAGCAGTAATGATAAAGAGTACTGACCGAAGCGGTTATTTCGGGGCAAGCGATTGCAAGTTTGTCATGGCAAAGAATCGCAACACTAAATCATGGAAACAATGGTGGTCTGTAAAACTTGGTGATATGGAGCCAGTTCAGTTAGGTGGGCAGTTCATTGAAGCAGGCAACAAATATGAACACCCTATCCTTGAATCAATTGCTGATGACATGGTTATGGATGGTCAAATCATATACGAAAAGTATCTGATTCGTGTCAATTATGATGGCTATCGTGATGGAATCATTTATGAAATCAAGACTCATAGCAATGATAAAGAGTTTGACCTTAATAAGTCCTATTGGATGCAGTGCCAAGTGGAAATGTTCGTGTATCAGACGATGTACGAAAAATGGTTTCTGCCGCCATTCAAGCAGTTATATCTGGTAAGTTATGGACTTAATCCAGACGAATATGGTGTCAATTATGACAAGGTGGAAATCGATGCTAACAGGTTGCGTTATCACCCTGTCGAATATGACAAGTCTTGGATAAAGACGGAATACCTGCCTGCCGTCAAAGAGTTGTCCCGAGCATTAAAGAAAGGCAAGGTGAACTTCTAAATGCGTGTTAGAGCGTCTAAACGAGCAAAGGCGACCGACATATCCAAAGAAGTAAAAACTCTTGTCTATGAGCGAGACAGAGGGCTGTGCGTGGTGTGTGGCAAGCAAGGAATACCTAATGCTCACTACATACCACGTTCGGCTGGCGGATTGGGTATCGAGCAGAACATTGTGTGCTTATGTATTGATTGTCATAACGCATTTGACTTTGGCGATAAAGAAACCATGGATGCTATCGGCAACAAAATCAAGAACTATTTGACTAGCAAATATCCTGATTGGGATGAACATAACCTGATCTATAAGAAATATGATTGGAGCGTTGTATGAAAGTTGAAGCAGAGAATTTGCTTATAGAACCTGCCCTCTCTGGAGGGTCTATGATTCGGTTTGAAACAATGGATGTGAAGTGGTCGCAAGACCTGCTTCATAAATATGATGGCAAAAAAGTCACTGTTGAAATAAAGGAACAGAAGCACAAAAGAAGTTTGGATGCCAACGCTTATTGCTGGGTGTTATGCGACAAGATAGCATCCACCAAAGGGCTTCTGATTAGTAAAGGTGATGTTTACAAACAGGCCATCAGAAATTATGGCGTATCAAATGTTGTGATGATTGAGACCGATAAGTTGTACAAAGTATTGAACGCCTGGGATTCTCAAGGGTATGGGAACTCACACGACATTATTGGTGAATCAAAACAACATCCGGAATATACATTTGTTCGCCTTTATCTTGGTTCTTCCACATACGATACACATGAGATGTCAGTATTTCTCGATGGGATAATCGCTGATGCGGAAGAATTGGGGATAGAGACGTTAACGCCATCTAAATTAGCAGAATTAAAAGCATTGTGGGGTGATGTAAATGGCTGAGAGGCGTATGTTCGCAAAAACCATCGTAACATCTGACGCATTCTTGGATATGCCAATGAGTGCTAGATGCCTGTATTTTACGCTTGGTATATTTGCGGACGATGATGGCTTCGTGAATAGTCCGAAGTCGATAATGAGACAGGTCGGTGCTACAACAGACGATATGAACGTACTCGTATCCAAGAAGTTTGTAATCGCTTTTGATAGCGGAGTCATCGTCATTAAACATTGGAGAATACATAACTATATCCAATCAGACAGATATCATCAGACGAAATACAAGGACGAACTGTCGTGTTTGAACCTTGACGAAAACAAGGCGTACACGCTAGTGGATAAGGAATGTATACATGATGTATCCACGCTGGATACCGAGGTTAGGTTAGGTAAGGTAAGGTTAGTAGAGGATAGTATAGGTAAGGATATATATAGTCGTGCAGCCGAGGACATCATCGGGTATTTAAACGAGATGACGGCTCAGCATTACAGACCTAATACCAAGAAGACCTTATCACTTATCACTGCTCGCATGAAAGAGGGCTTTACTGTAGATGACTTTAAAACAGTTATCTATAAGAAGGCTTGCGAGTGGAAGGATGACCCAAAGATGGTGAAGTTCTTAAGACCCGAGACATTATTCGGGACTAAGTTTGAAGGATACCTCAATCAGTTACAGGTTAATAAACAGAAAGGACGGTTAGGCTGGATAGATGACATTAGATGAATTCAAGACGTTAGTAAAAGCGATGAAATCCATATGGACTCAAGATTCGTTCATACCAGATGAGTACTCTTTGAAAATCTGGTATGAGTTGCTCAAAGATATTCCATATGCAGATTTGAACGTGGCGATACAGGCTCATGCCATGCAATGCAAATGGGCTCCAAGCGTAGCAGAACTGCGAGAGAGAGCCTTAATGAGTAAAGTCGGAATATTGCATTGGTCAGAAGGTTGGGAGCAGGTAATCAAAGCCATAGGCTCTTATGGGCATACTCGTGAGGAAGAGGCGTTGGCTAGCATGGACAACCAAGTGGCTGTCGTTGTCAAACGCTTGGGTTGGCAAAATATATGCAGAGCCGACTCTCACGATCTATCAACTATTCGTGCAAACTTCAGAATGATTTTTGAGAGCATGAGTGAAGAGACGAAAGGCAACTATATGTTGCCAGACAGGTTACAGAATCAGTTGCGCAGATTGCGCTTGGAAGGAGTTTCAGAATGAACAGTGTGTGTTTGATAGGGAACCTCGTAAGAGACCCTGAGTTACGTTATAGTTCCGGTTCAGAGCCAAAGCCTATATGCAGATTTACTCTTGCAATCAACGATGGGTTTGGCGAGAAAAAAGAAACCAGTTATATCCCAATCGTGGTTTTCGGCAAGTCTGCCGAGAACTGCGAGAAGTACCTCTCAAAGGGTAGCAAGGCATCTGTCATTGGACGGATAAAGACTGGCTCATATACAAAACAGGACGGAACAAAGGTGTACACAACAGACGTTATCGCAAACAATGTTGAGTTCCTTAGTTCAAAGAAACCAGAGACGCAGGAGCAACAGTCCTTTGGACAGGAACAACAGTCATTTGGATTTGATGATACTCCAAGTGGATTCAGACGTGTGGATGATGACATCCCATTCTAGTTAGTCAGAAACGCCCCATGTACCAAAACAAAATATCTGCCATACATACAACATGGGGCGTTCGCTTTTCAAGAAAGGAGTTCGATGTGGATACAGTACAGTTTTGGTGTGAAGATTGTAAAGAGGTCGTAGATGTAGTCCCAGAAAAGGACTATGAAGTGATAGACGGTAGGACTTATGTCTCTGATACGATTTACACCTGCCCTAACGGTGACAATCATGAGTTATCAGAGATTCGTCATTGCCCTATATGCGGTAATGAAATGAGCGAATGGGATGAGTTCTGCACAGACTGTCACGATACAGCATTGCAAGCCTTGACAGAGTTGAAGGAGTACTTGCACGCAGACCAGAGTGAGTTTGAGGATTTAATAACAAATGTAATGGAGTGGTGATGATGAATAAAAAGACATTAATAAAGGTTAATCACAGTAAGATAAGGGAATGCATCGAGGCGTCTCCTTTTAACCAGAAAGAAATATGCCAGATAATGGGCAAAAATCCTTCGTGGCTTTCTGTCGCATTTAAAAAAGATTATGCCTTTGAGCAAGATGATGTGGAACGGTTGGCGAGCATATTAAGAACAAACGTAAAGAACATAATTGAGCCATTACCACAAGAGCAGGAACCGGCGGACGACTTATGCGATATCCTTCGTTCAATAGATTCTAAACTTGACAGGCTCATATCGCTCATAGATAAACCGCCAAAGCCACAACCAACGCCACTTGATGCCTACAAGGATTTCAAGAGTAAGCCAAAACATGAACGAGCCAAGTTGATTCTGCAAGACCTTGTGCAAAAGGGCTCTGGCAAATGCCTCAGAACTGATTTCATAAAGGTGTTGCTCGCATCAGATATCGGCAGTAGTTATGTAGACCAGGCAATCAAAGATTGTGGGTACGAAAAAGGCACAACTGGGCTTGGCAAATCTACAACAGTATGGATCTTGGATACAGATTACAGTGAGCGAGGTGATAACGATGGCGAGCAATAGAGGCTATCTTCTGTGCAAGAATTGTGGCGGTACTATATACCTGTCAAAGAATTTTGGCGATGCATACTACATATCCCTTGACCGCCTTAATGAATTAAACCAGTTCTTTAATGACCATGCATTTTGTGGTGGCGGTGATGAAATTGCTCATGGGGGCGATTATGAATTTGTGGATGAATACAACGGTGAGGTGAACCTTGGGGAAGATTAGACCAACGTGTGGAAAAAGTGATTGCAAGTATGAGACTGCAACTGGCACTCAACTGGCCTGTGATTATATTTTGATTACAGGCCATAAGAGGCCATGCAAGGCTACGCCCAGTTGTAAGTGTTACAAAAAGATGTCGGGCAGAAAACGAGGCTCGATGTATACGATTAAGGTTGGGAGGAATAAAAAGACTTGTGAGGTGAGAACGAATGATTAAGAAAAAATACATATGTGATGTGTGCGGTGGAAGTTGTGAAGAACGTGATATGGCACATGCAGCAATAGTAAATCACTATTATGCGCAAGGATTGGTGGACACACTTAACGAAGGCGAAGCAATCGAACTTGATATGTGCCCTATATGCGTCGCGAAATTATTAAACAAACCATTGCCATATGACCCGATGGCGAAGGAATGGAGGGTAGGACGGTGACTAGAGAAGAAGCGGTCAAGAGAATCAAACAAAATATATCGGCGGCAGAATTCCATATGGGATTAACACAGTTAAGATCAACAATTGAAAATGAATTGCTAGACATAGAAGCGTTTAAGATGGCAATCAAAGCGTTAGAAGTAAACCTTGTTCTGTGCAAGGAGTGCAAGTATTACAAACCGGAATTTTACGCTTGTACGGCGAAAGGATGGAACTTGTCTGCAACGCATTATCCAAAGGTGCATGAGAGCGGATTCTGCTATAAAGGGAAAAGGAGAAGCGATGACTAGGGAAGAAGCAATCAAAGTGCTAGGACAAATGAAAGACGGATTCGTAGCGGTACATAACGGAAACCCCGTGATGTGGGGGTACAGTGATTATGGGGTGCAAGCGTTCGACATGGCAATAGAAGCACTCAAGCGTGAACCAAGCGACGACTTGATAAAAAGGAGTGATGCCATCGAAGCACTTGATATTACTGATTGGTATCACCAAAACAGAAACAAAGATATGGTCAGCGGTGCTAACAGCGATGAACATCAAGCGTGGTACAAGGTTGGTGATGTGTACAAGGCGCTTGAAGCCGTACCATCAGCCTATTGCCCTAACTGTGGAGCAGATGGGGAGAGAGGATAAATGACTGATTTTATAATCGGAATAATTGGTGTGCTTGTAGCAATGTGGGTGATTGATAATCTGTAAGACAGAAAGGAGAAGCGATGACGATTAGAGAGATATCCGATATTGTCGTGCATATGTTCGGTTGCTGCCAGTGGCAGGACGCTTGCGAGGAAGTCGGGTGTGAGAAGTGCGAAGACGCAGTCGCAACTTTAATTGAACTGGCAAAAAGGAGAAGTGATGACTAGAAAAGAAGCAGTCGAAATACTCGAAGACGAGATGTACATGATATGGGAGACCGCATCGGAGAAGGCTTTTGCAATGAAGCGAAACGAGGCTTTTGACATGGCAATCAAAGCATTGGAAGCGATGGACAACACAGAAAACACGTTACAACACGTTGGAAGCGTTGAAAGACTGAAAGGGCATTGGATAAAGCGTTTCGGTTCGATTAACTGTTCAGTCTGTAAACATAGCAATTGGTCTGATTCCTTTGAAGATTTAGTCAGAAGTTTCAACTTTTGCCCAAACTGCGGAGCGGATATGAGAGGTGAGAACGAATGAAACGAGCAGTAATAATAATAACAATTGTAGTAATGGCATTCGGTTGCATGATTGCTTGTACTGGGTGTAGAGAAGCGAATCGAGTGAGTTACAACGTCTCAAAAGAGGCTGATAACTTTAACGTCATGCGAAGGCTTGCCGTGATAAATACTGTTAATGGGAAACCAGTCTTTGAACTTGTGGGGCGTTTTGCAATCACAGCAGACACAGAGCAAGACCAACTTGAGGTAACCGTCGAAACAGCAAACGGACGTTACAAGAAGCATATTATCGGGTTGAATAGTGCAACAACCATGTATGTTGTTGAGGATATTAATGGTGCAGATGTAAGCAAGTACAAGTATGAGATAAACTATCTGCCAGAAATGATTCAGCCGTTCGATGTCGTGCAAAAGAATTAAAGGAGAGAAACGATGGGTGAGTGGATTCTTGATATTTTTTTTGGTTTGGTAGTCCTTGCAATAATAAACACTGTTTTCTTCGTAATAATACGTTCGGCACTTGACGGAACTAAAACTGGTAAGGCGATAGATGAAGCGGTAGCAAGATGGATAAAGCGAGAGGAGAAACGATGAGTGACTTAATCAGAAGACAGGACGCAGAACTTATACTTGCGAGAGAGATGTATGCAACGTCATTGAAGGCCGGCTGTGACCCAGTATCACCAATGGACTTCTTGCCCGAAGCAAGGGCGTGGTTGAGCGATGCCCCAACCATAGGTGGTTGGATACCATGCTCCGAGCGGTTGCCGAAAACAAATGAGGTTGTGCTTTTGTGTGGGAAGTATGACATCTTTTGCGGTTACCACAACACAAAGGGAAAATGGTATTCAATTATAGGAGATGGGTGGGAGACTGGCATGGATTTTCCGAGTTCCAATAAGGGGGACATACTCGCATGGATGCCGTTGCCAGAGCCGTATTCTATCGAATCCGATGGAATTAAGGAGGAGAAGCGATGACTAGAGAAGAAGCGTTAGAGGTATTAGACACAATTCCGACGATAGGCGAGCAGGTCGATGCTTTGGAAATGGCAATCAATGCATTGGAAGCGATGGACAACGCACATAATACGGATCAACACGTTGAATGCATTGGAGAAAAGATAAGAGTTCCAATGTTGGAAGATGCTATCAAGTTTATTGCGTGGTATTGTGCCAAACATTCATGTAGTGGCTGTTTATTAGCCAAAGACGATGATGACGAATGTATAAGATTTAGTGCTCCATGTGATTGGATAGATTGGCTTGAAGAAGGAGATAGATAATGTTGATCAGTAAGAAAGATATATATGAAATTGAGGCTATTCTAATCCGTACAGTTTGTGAAAATGTATGGGAAGATAGTGACAGAACAAGAGCCGATATAGCAATATATATTGACGGGATAACCACAATGGCTTTGGCTTTAGGGGATCTGTGCGATGGCAAGATGCCAAAGGAGTAATCATGAGAGATTTAAGAGAATTGAAAAAGCTTGAAAAATATATAAGATCCAAAGGTTTTGAGTATGAGAGGAGGGATCATTGGAAAACTCCTTTTGATCGGCATCAGCTTATTGTATATGATCATGGCATCGAATCATGGGATGTTATCTGTCATCGTGGAAGTTACGGATGTGAACAGGGATTGCTTGAGGGCTATGGAGGGATCTTTGGTAATAATCCAGTAGGATATTTAATAGCTGATGATATCATCCAGATGATAGAGGAGGAGCGCAATGAGTAGACAGGAAGCAATAGATATATTAAGGCAGTATGGAGGATTATTCCCAAGAGCTGAATATGAGGCTATTGATATAGCAATTGAAGCGTTAAGAGATATTGAAGATATTGAACGGATAATAGAACGCAATAGGAATATGTGCGAAACAGATCAATTATATATAAAGATATATGTGGATTCAGAGCCGGATACGAAGGCAGAAAAGCTATACCAGATCTGTACTACAGATGAATTAGTAGATATCATGAGCTACCTTCAAGAATACTGCAAGTGTGAAGAACTATGACGAATAAAAAAATAATGGTCTGCGCTTTATGCGGTAAGAAGATAGATACAGGGAGAATAGAGATTATCCCGGAAAGATCAATGATAATAAGGCACATGACAACAGGAGAGCAATTATCATTTGATGTTGATATGTATGGCAAGGATAAACAAAAGTATATAAAGAAAAGTGATGTTATTAAATTGATCATAAGATCAAGCAATAACAAGACAGCACTCATAGAAAGTATAAAAGAGTTATGATTGAGAAAAGCGAACTAAAGAAACTGTTGAGCAGAAAATATAACAGAGCATCATCAGAGGATGAGAGAAATTTAATAATAGATCTAATGGATGAGATCGAGGATATGGAAGAGATCCAAAGTATGGATGAGATATTACATGGATGCTTGTTATTGCTCAAAGAATTGAACGATGCATTTAATATCTGGCTTGCATGGGAAGATATCTGGCCGGAGGAAGAAGAAAGATTTAGTTGGGAGATTCCATACTTTAGGATCGTTAACAATTTGTTTTTATTGAGTACGGATCACGCTGGCGGTAACAGTACAAGAGAGTTGTGTAAAAAGATTGGAGTAGATTCTAGTGAAGAAATCAGATTTAAAGATTACAGGGAAGATCTTGAGTAAGGAAGAATATAAACAAAGATATTCAGAAAACCTAAAAAAGAAGTTGGGCAAATACAATAAGACAGTACAGGATCTTCAAAGAAAAACGAAAATATCATACTATGGGATATGGAAGATCGTAAATGGTGAAGCAATGCCAAATTTATATAATGCATATCTTATAAGCAATGCATTCAGGGAGTGGGCAGATGATTCTACACAAAGAGAATAAGATCATTTCAATACCATGTGAGGTGCATCTGTTATATGAAAAGTGTGCTGTATGCATATACTTCAGACCAGATGAAAACCATTTTTATAAGAAAGGGGAGCTTATCCCGGAGCTGGTCAAGATAACTTGTGAACGTGCGCACGTTTGCGCTTATGTCAAGGAGTTGCTTAATGAGTCCTAAAGATTATCTAAAACTATATAAAGCATATGGATATCAGATATCATATCTTGAAATGGAGTACAAGGCATTAAGAGATGAAATCGATTCTATTAAGACTAAACTAGATGGAATGCCTAAAGGGTCTAATATGGCAGATAAGACAGGGGAGTTATCCGCACAGCTGGCAGATACAGCAGAAGAATTATTAGATGCCAGATCAGAGGCATGGAATATGAGAAAACATATTCTAAATACGATCAGAGAGATACCAGAAATGCGAGAACAAAAGATATTATATCTGCGGTACATCTATGGATTAGAATGGGATGAGATAGCAGAGGAGATGGATCTAACCAGACAATGGGTTAACACTTTACATGGCAGAGGGCTTGAAGCGGTAAGATATACACAGAACTTTATAAATTTTAATAATTGCTTTTAATTTACACAGCACTAATAATATAATCATGGTGGAAATAGATAACACCATCATCTATACTTTACTCAATGCAGCTGCCAAAGGCGGCTGTTTTGTTTTATAGCCAATAAACATACTTGAAGCGGTAATTATATAAAGCGCACTTGAAGCGGATAAGGGGAGTGATCAGATGGCTAAAGAGTTCGCTAGAAAATTCTACTCATCTGCCAGCTGGCAAGCCTGTAGGAATGAATACATAGAAAAGAAACATCATCTTTGTGAGAATTGTTTAAAGCGTGGTATATATTCTCCGGGGGAGATAGTACATCATGTAATTGAAGTAACACCAGTTAACATAGACAATCCAGAGATCACATTAAACCATAACAATCTAGAATTGTTGTGTAGGCAATGTCATCTTGAGATACATGATCATCATTATTCCAAGTGGGATAAGATCAACAAGAAAAGAAAAGAGCAAAGGGATCAACGCAGACGATTCAAAATATCAACAAATGGTGAAATTTTTCCGCAAGATATCCCCCCCCACCATTGGTAATTAGTGGGAATCCATTAGAC